TCGTGGTGACGGCGGCTTACGCCGGCGGCGCGGGCTCTGTGTCGTTCTCCCCGGCCATCGTGCTGGCTGGCGGCCGTCAGAACGTGGTCATCCCGACCACCTCGGCCACCGCTGCCATCACCTTCGCCGGCACGGCCTCCACGGCTGTGGGCACCTCGCTGGTCTACCAGAAGGAAGCCTTCGCCTTCGCGACGGCCGACCTGGTCATGCCTTCCGGCGTGGACTTTGCTGCCCGCGAGGTCATGGACGGCATCTCCATGCGTGTGGTGCGCCAGTACGACATCAACAACGACAAGTTCCCCACTCGTCTGGATGTCCTCTACGGCTACAAGACGCTTCGGCCCCAACTGGCTGCGCGTCTCCACAACAGCTGATCCAGCTGATCGGCAGGAGGGGAGGGGCTACGGCCTCTCCCCTTTCTTTTGGGGGACCGCATGGCAATTAGCACTTACTCCGAACTCCAGACGGCGATCGCTAGCTGGCTCAACCGTTCGGACCTCACCGCCCAGGTTCCCGACTTCATCGCGCTGGCTGAGACCCGCATCAACCGTGACCTCCGCGCTCGTGAGCAGCAGGTCATCGCGACGGCCAACGTCGATACCGCTTTCTTCGCCCTGCCTGGCGACTTCCTCGAGTTCAAGTCCTTCCGCATCACCGACGTGGGCGGCAGCGCCTTCGAGTTGATGCTCGCGACACCGGAGCAGATCAGCGCGGCGCTGGCCGAAAACAGCGTCAGCAACACGCCGCGGTTCGTCACCATCATTGGCGACCAGTTCCAACTCTGGCCCGCGCCGGAGCAGATGTATGTGGGCTCCCTGGCCTATGTGCGGAAGGTTCCCGCCCTGTCGGACGCGGCTCCGACCAACTGGCTCCTGTCCTCCGCCCCTGACGTCTACCTCTACGGCGCCTTGATGGCTGCCGGCCCCTTCCTGCGGGACAACGAGGCCCTGGTGACGTTCAAGGCCCTGTTCGACGAGGCCATTGAGGCCATCCGCGTGGCTGACAAGCCCGTCGTCGGCGTCCTTCGCACCGAGTTCCCCCAGCGCGGCCTACAGCGCCGTTACAGCATTTACTCCGACTTCTGAGGCACCCACATGGCCATCAAGTACGACACCACGACCCGCAATGACATGCTGGACGAGCTGACCGCTCGGGTTGGCACGTCGGGCCTTCTGCGGATCTACAACGGGACGCGGCCGGCCAACGTCGGCACGGCGATCACCTCCCAGACCCTGCTGGTGGCGCTGACCACCAACGCCTCGGCCTTCGCCGCGGCGGCGTCTGGCGGCATCCTGACGGCCAGCGCGATCAGCAACGGCACGGCGGTGGCGACGGGCACGGCGTCCTGGTTCCGCCTGTTCCAGTCCAACGGCACCACGGCGATCATGGACGGCGATGTGTCCACCTCGGGCGCTGACCTGAACCTCAACAACACCAGCATCGCCACTGGCCAGACGGTGAGCGTGACGGCCTTCACCGTGACCGAAGGCAACGGCTAATGGCTGATAACGTCGGCTACACACCCGGTGCCGGCGCGTCCATTGCGGCGGACGACATTGGCGGCAACCTTCACCAGCGCATCAAGTTCACGCTTGGCAGCGACGGGGTAAACCAGGGCGACGCTCAAGGCGCGACAGCCGATCCGGTCGGCAACGAACTCGCCCTTCTGGTCCGGTCGGTGGCTGAGGAAAACGCCTATACGCAGGAACTGCTGAACACCATCGCAATGATCCTGCGTTCGGTCTGGCAGATGGGCTCGGCGGCGGGTGCGCCGTCGCTCACGGTTCGGAACTCTACACAGGCGGATTTCCAAGTCACCATCCAGAACAATGCGCCAGTTAACGTCAACCAGATCGGCGGTAGCACGCCGCAAACGACTGGTGGCGGTTCTTCCCCGGCCTTTTCGACCAGCAATCATTTGGTTGTGGCACCGTCGCAGCAATATCACCCGGCGTCTTTGCCGCAGCACATCTATGCCAACATTCAGGTCTGACACATGTCGCTGACACTCAATCTTCGTAAAAAGGTCCACCGCAAGATTTGGGAGCCCGTCTTTACTCCCGTTCCGGTTACGTCCGCTGCGGGCACGATCTTCGTGGGCGATCACCTGAACCTCGGGCAGACGGAAGGGCTTGTGCCCAACCTTCCCACTGACGTTGGCCGTCAAGCCTATTACGTGACGGGCGTGTCGGCTATCTACTGGTATAACAAGCAGGAAGAAGCCTTCGCGCAATTGCCGAACTCGGGCTCGGCGGGCACTTACGGCGCGGGCGCTGCGGGCTTTGTTCACCCGGTAGGGCCGTCCTTCACCGCCTCGGCGGGGACGACCAACAGTTTCACCTCGACCCTGACGATGGCTCGCAACGTGGGCGGCTACCGCTTCCGCGTGACGGCGGGAACCAACCGGGGCCTTGAAGGCTTCATCCGCGCCAACGGCTTCGGGGCCAATGCCGTGTTCAGCACGGTGGACACCTACGGCGTCGCCTTTGACAACACCAGCGTCATCCAACTGCTCACGGGCCGCTTCTGGCTCTACGTCCCCGGCGCGACCAGCGGCTTCAACTATTACGACTACGCCACGAACGCCTGGACCTCGCGTTCGGTCGCTTCCGGCCCCGCTATCACGGCCAACGAGGGTTGCTTGATCGGCACCCCGGCGAAGGAAACCGTGGTCGAACTCGGGACGGCTTCGGCGGGCGCGGCCTCGACCCTGACGGACTCCACGCGCTCTTGGGAAGTGAACGGCTTTGCCCGGCGCATGGTGGCCATCATCAGCGGGACCGGCGCGGGCCAGTATCGCTATGTCGTCTCCAACACCGCCACCATCCTGACGGTTGACGCTGCGTGGGGCACGGCGCCCGACACGACCAGCGAATACGAGATCAGCGGGCTCTGGTCGGACTTGGCTTCTGCGGGCTCCACAACGACCATCACGGCGGGCACAGGCACGCCTTGGACGGCCTCTCAGTGGATCGGGCAACAGGTCCGTGCCGTGGCCGGAACCGGCGCGGGTCAGGTCTCCGTCATCACGGCGAACACGACCTCTGCGTTGACCTTCGGTGCCGTCACCACGGCCTTCGACGCCACGACGCGGTATGTGATCGAGCCCGACGACAACGCCTTCTGGTTCCTCGGTGGCGCGGCGGTCACGCTGTTCAAATACAGCATCAGCGGCAACACCTGGGCGACCATCTCGCCTGTCGCGGCTCGCGGTGGCGCTGCGGGCGCGGGAACGTCTGGTAGCTGGATCGCCAACGTCCCTGACATTGCGTGGAACGGTGCGGGCTCTACGGGTGGCCCCGGTGGCGTTCTGAGGCAGAACGGGCGCTTTATCTACTCGTTCCGGGCGGCGGGTGCCAGCACCCTCGACGTTTACGACATCGCGGCCAACACTTGGTATTCCGGCATTACCTACGTGGGTTCGGAGACCTTCACGACCGGCTCAACCTGGGCTGACTGGAACGGCACAATCTACGGGCAGAAGGACGCCACGGGCCGGTTTTTCATGTTCAACGTGGCGAAGAACGAACTGGTCCCGCTCACGACCAACAACATCACTCAATCCACGGCCATTTCCGGCGCTCGCCTGCTGTTCGATAAGTATTACGACCCGACTAACGGCAAGTCGCTCAACTTCATCACCTACCTGTCCAACACCTCGGCGCAGCTGCAGCGCATGGTGCTGATCTAATGTTCACGCCCGAGGTCTATCAGGTCGACACCCGGTGGGCTTATGCCATCCTCCACAATGGCTGGGCGATCATTCGGCAGGATTACCACCCGGAGGCGCCAGGCCATCAGCCCATGACCCAGGCCGAGGCCGAGGCCTTCGTGGCCGTCGTGCTGGCCCGCATCTCAACGCCAGCCTCTGCCGCCCCGGAACTGGACAAGATCGACTTCCTGCGCCTGTTCACGGACGTCGAGATTGCAAGCCTGCTGGAAGCGGCCAAGACCGTCCCGGCGGTGGCCGTCTACCAGTACAAACTCAGCCAAGCGAGCGTCGTGCGGCTGGATGATCCAGACATCACCAGCGGGATCCCTGCACTTGAGGCGGTGGGTCTGCTTGGCCCCGGTCGCGCTGCGCAAATCCTTCGGAACGAACCCCCGGCCTAGCGCCTGAACCGGAGGGCGCTCCATGCTGCTGACCCTTCTGAGCCCGCAGGGCGCCGCAACTGACATCTTCGGCTCGGCTTCCATCACGGAGGCCCCTGACACCCTCGACGCCCTCGGCCAGGTCATTGTCTCGGGCTCGGCTGGCATTACCGAAGCGGCCGACACCCTCTCGGCGTCTGGCACGGTCTCGGGCGGTGCCATCACAGGTGACGCGGCGATCCTGGAGGCGGCGGACACCGCTTCCATCTCGGGTGCGGTTCTCGTTGCGGGCTCTGCCGGCGTCACTGAGGCGGCGGACACCGCATCAATCTCCGGAACGGTCTCGGGTGGACCTGCAACCGGCACTGTGGCGGTCACAGAAGCCCCGGACACGCTCTCCGCATCCGGCGGGGTGGCGATCTCGGGTTCGCTGGCCCGGACGGAAGCGCCTGACACGCTGGTGGCCTCTGGTGAGGTCATCACCGTTGTCATTCCTGGCACGGTCAACGTCACCGAGGCCCCGGACACGCTGGCGGCGTCTGGCGCGGTTCTGGTCTCGGGCACGGCCGCGATCACCGAGGGCCTGGACTTCGTCA